GCCGGGTCTGTAGCTCAGGGGTTAGAGCAGGGGACTCATAATCCCTTGGTCGTGGGTTCGAACCCCACCGGACCCACCAAATTTATCAAGATTATTCAATCAGTTAATCTTCATCGTTTGATGTTCTAAGCTTTGTCTGTTTTCGACTTTGGCAAAAGTTTGGACTAAACCGATTCCGGCCGATATATTGGAATCGATTAAACGGGCGTGTTGTGATAGGTGTTCTGGTGCAAGGTGGGCATACCTCTGCACCATTTCGACGCTTTCCCAGCCGCCCATTTCTTTTAGCGCGGCCAAGGGTGTGCCGTTTTGCACCAGCCAGCTTGCCCAGGTATGACGCAGGTCGTGCCAGCGGAAATCTGTTATCCCTGCTTTATCCAAGGCTTCGCGCCAAACTCTATTGCTGATCGCTTTGACTTTTCCACCGCCGCTGTGTGTAAACACATAGTCGCTTACGCGCGGCCTGTCCATCAATACCTGCATGGCGGTTTGGTTGAGCGGTACGCCGATTGCTTTGCCTGCTTTGGCTTGGTCGGGGTAAATCCACGCTACTTGCCGCCGTAGGTCTATCTGCTCCCATTTGAGGTTGAGGACATTAGCTTGTCTCAACCCTGTGGCAAGCGAAAAGATGACCAGGTGTTGCATGTAGGGCAGGTTGTCCAGTGCGTTGACCAGCCGTTGCGCTTCTTCGGGATACAGCCAACGGATGCGTTTTTTCGGCTCTTTGTGGAGTTTGAGTTTGGGGGCTTTGTCCAGCCAGTCCCATTCGTTCACGCATTTGTTGAGGATGGCGCGTATCAGGGCGAAGTAGCGGTTTTTGGTGCTGCCAGAGCAGGTTTTGCGGTTGACGACGCTGTGGATTAAATCTCGGCTGATGTCTTCCAGCAGCAGCCCGCGCAGTTCGGGCAGTAGGCGGATTTTGATTTTGTCGCTGTCCAGGCTTTTTTTGCCTTGGTTTTCCTGCAGCCAGCGGATGCAGGCTTCGTCCCACAAATGCTTCGGCTTTTCCCCCAGTTTCTCTTGCCGCCAAAGTTCGTGCTTCAGTTTGTCGTGCAGTTCTTGGGCTTCGCGCCGGTCGCTTGTCCCAGCAGTACGTCTAAATCTTTTACCGCTTGGTGTACAAAGGGATATTTGCCATATCCCGTGCTTGTTGAGGTGGATTGACATTGTGCTTTACTCCTTTTGTCAATCGCCGCTTGCTCGCGTTCATTTTGCTTGGCGGCGATATAGTTTTCAAGTGCTTTTTCGGTAATCACCCACGCACGGCCTGCCTTGAAAGCGGATATTTCGCCGGAGTGGCACATTTGCCGTATGGTGGTATGGTGGCAGTTGAGCACTTGTGCTGCTTGTTGGATGTTGTAGGTCTGCATTACATGTTTCCTTTACGCTGCCTGTTTTTTCCTCTTCCGGTGCGCTTCGGCATCCAATATCGGCTCGGATTCCCTGATGGCGCGGACGTAGTGTTTCCATGCGGCCATTTCGAGGGCGGCTTTGCAGCGGTCGGCGGTTTGCTGCAACAGGCGAAGTTCGTCGCCCGTGGCGATAAATTTGCCGCGCTCGGTGTATCTTTTGCCGATGTTGTCTATGGTTTCGGCAACTTTGCCCGATGCGTCTTCCACTTGCAGGGCGAGGCCGATGCGGAACGCGGCTTCGGTGTCTTCGTCGGCGTTAAAGGTGTCGGCTTGGAACACTTTCAGCAGGGGCGGATATTTCGGCAACCTCCCCGTCCTTTAACGGTTCGTTGCTGACGGCCAGTTTTGGGATAAAGTGTGCGTAGCGGCAGGCGGCAAGGGGGTTGCGTTTCGGGCTGTATTTCTTGCGCGGTCGTTTGTTGGCGGCCATTATTTGCCTCTCGGTTCGGGCGGTTCGGGGAGCGGTTGCCAGTGGGTCGCTCCACTAATGCCAAGCCAAGTCATATCCTCGCATATTGCGAGGATTGGATAAATATCGCCATCACAGGTATAGACTAAAATATCATCATGCGCTTCGGGCAGCCTCTCCTCCACGCTTATCCATTCGGATTGTGCGGCTCGGGCTTGCCATGCCTGCCATGCATCTTGAACGTGTTGTAGGCAATAAACGCCGGTTGGGTATTTATTAAATGTTCGTCCGTGCATCGGGGTTGGTAAATAAGTGCTTGCGTACCACTCCTCAAACGCCTTGCGCTCTTGTTCGATTTTTTCAGGTGTCATTACACATCCTCCTCTTTCACAAACACACCATCTTTCATTACGCCCCGCCTGTCTTTGATTTCATCGTAGGCTTGGGCAATGCAATCTTCTATCTGTAAGCCGTTCTGTGTGGCCAGGATAGTCAGCACGACTACACAATCTCCGATGCTGTCAGCGATATGGCGGCGCGGGCGGCCACGGGAAATATCGGCAGCCAGTTCGCCAGTCTCTTCTACAAGCTTGGCAAGCTGGCGAAAGCTGTCGCTGCCTGCAATAAGGTTGCGGGCTTCTGCCCATTCACGGATTTGGGTAAATGTTTTCATGGTTGCTCCTTCATAAAAGTAAACCAATGCGTGCGGCCGTGACGGCCGGTGGGATGTCCGAATAGAGGTTGGTGCGGCGTGAGCGCCAAAATCTGCGGCACTTTGATTTGGTCTTCGTTCCACTTAAAAATCAGCACGCCATTGGGTTTCAATACGCGGAAACATTCCGCGAAGCCTTTGCTGAGGTCGTCGCGCCAGTCTTGAGTAAGTTGACCGTACTTTTTGGCCAACCATGATTTTTTCCCTGCTCGTACAAGGTGCGGCGGGTCGAAAACCACCAAATTAAAACTGTTGTCGGCAAATGGCAGTGCGGTAAAGTCTAGCCGCACGTCAGGGTGGATTTCGAGGTGGCGCAGGTTGCCACGGTCTTTCAGGTAGTGGCTTTCGGTTCGCAGGTCGCCAAACAGGCAACGTTGGTCTTGCTTGTCAAACCACATCATGCGGCTGCCACAGCAGGGGTCTAGGATAGATTTCATTTTCAGACTGCCTCCGCTGCCTACATACGCATGGCCGCGTCGATTGCATCCCTCATACTGTCGAGGTGCTGCTCCACGCACTCGGTAGGTAGGATGACGCTGCCGATTTTGTTTACAGGGTCGGCCAGCCAGTCGAGGCGGACGGTGTCGGGGTGGGGGGCAGCTTCAAAAGTGCCGTAGGCGTAGAAATTCGAACATTTTTGCCCTTCCCAAAGAATCCACACGGCGGTTTTGCCTGTGTCGATAATCAGGCCTTCCGCGCCTGTTTGTTTGCAGCGCACGCGGTCGCCGAATTTAAATTGATGTGTCATTTGTTTTCACCTCCGTGTAATCACTGGCTGTTATGATTCTGTTTTTCCCTGAAAACCCGCCATGCTTGTTCATTACTTCGCCAATGACGGTAAATTCGCCATTGCGCAGTTCGGCGCGTTGCAACATGACTTTAAATTTCACATTGCCGTTTTTATTGGTAAGTATGGTTTCGCGGAACTTCCAACCTGTTTCTTCTTCAAAAATCTGCCGGCCGATTTCCAGCAGTGCGCATTCTTTTTTCGATATAGTTTCTTTCAGGTATTTGATTTCGGCTTTTAAGTTGTTGTAGCGGAATTTCTTTGAAATCAACGGTTCTTGATTCATGGGTTGCTCCTAGGGCTGTACTTCATCATCAGTTTTAAATTCTTCATTTACCTTCTTCATTATTGAAAGCGCGGAATCCAAGAACCCTTTTGGGTCGCTTTCGATATTGGCACTAATTTCTTTTAGAAACGAAGAAGTTAGTACGGCCGCGCATAAGGCAACTAATCCTGTGAAGTTTTGGGCGGAATAATTGTCAAATTTTGTTGGGTACTCAATTTCCATCTTTTCGTCAGTTGCACTAATCTTGAAAACATAAGTAGTCATTTTTATATCCTAGATTTAGAACGGGACGTCATCATCAATATCATCTACGGGTTGTGCGGGTGCGGCGGGAGCCTGACGGCGTGGCGCGGCGGGCGGTTCGCTGTTGTAGGCGGGCTGCTGTTGTGCCTGGTAGGGCTGTTGCTGATATTGTTGTTGAGGTGCAGGCTGGTAGCCTTCGTCGTAAGGCGCGCTGCTGCCGCTGCTTTGTCGTCCGCCGAGCATTTTCATTTCGCTGCCGATGATTTCGTAGGCGGTGCGCTCGATGCCGTCTTTGCCGGTGTATTTGCGGCTTTGGATGCGGCCTTCGATGTAAACCTGGCTGCCTTTTTTCAGGTATTGTCCCGCCACTTCGGCCAAGCGGCGGTATAGGGTGATGTTGTGCCATTCGGTGCGTTCTTGTTTTTGCCCGCTCTGGTCTTTCCATGTTTCGTCTGTGGCGATGGAGAAGTTGCAGACGGCCTCGCCGTTGGGCATGTGGCGCACTTCGGGGTCGCGGCCTAGGCGGCCGATTAGGATTGCTTTGTTTACACTCATTTTTGCTCCTGCATGAGTTGTTGATAGTATTCTTGGCAAACGGCCACGCGCTCTTGGATGCGCTCGATGGCTTCGGGGTCTCGCTTGACGGTAACGGTGGTTACGCGCTTGTGCAGCGGGATGCGCTCGATGGCATCAATCAGTTTTTCGGGGTCGCCGTATTGGCCGATTAGGTCTTCCGGGCAGGGGAACAGCCAAAAATCAATTTCGGCCTGCTCGCAGTCGAACAGCCACATATAGCCCTGCATCTGCCAGTCGTAGCCGGATTCTTTGACTTTGCGTTCGGCTTCTTCGCGGAAAAACGGGTGGGTCTTAATCTCCCAGCTGCATTTGGTGTCGATAATCAGGCTGTGCTTCGGGTCGTGTATGTCGCACTCGCCGCTAAGCCATTGGTTTTCGCGACGCTCGGTATTTTTGGCATACTGCCTGCCGCGTATCATGCCGCTGCCTTGGATGGCGAACGGCTCTAATGCATTACCCTTTTCGGTGTACTTGGCACCGTCAAAGGCGGCTACGCCGAATAGCTCCTGCTTGGCCTGCTCGATAAGGTGGCTTTTGGCGGTCTGGGTCAGCCTGTCGTTTTTGCTGCGCGGCAGGCCGATGATTTTGTGGATGGCGGAGCAGCGGATCAGCATCACAAGCTCTCAATCTCTGCTCTCTGTTCGGGGGTCAGGTCGTAGTTGCCGTTCAGCACGCTCTCCACGCTGATTTCGCCGGTGCTGATGTTGTCTTTCAGGGTGGCGAACAACTCTTCGCTCACGGGTAGCAGCATCACAGGGTCGGACGGTTGGTTGTCGATGTAGTCGAACTGCTCGGCGGTTACGTCTTTAATCACGCTTTGGTCGGATAAAACGGCCTTTTGCATATCAATCGACAGCGGGGCTTGTTTAGACAGCAACAGCTTGGTAACGGTTTTGAGTGCCATTGCCTCGAAGTTGTCCGCCCATACGCCGTAGCCTTTTTTGAAGGATTGGCTGTATCTGCCCGCGTGTGCCGCTACCTGTTCGTGTGTCATGTACAGTTCGGCGGTGAAGCCGTTAATTAGCTTGAAATAAGCGTAGTAACCAACAGGTTGCTCGTTGGCGGCGGGTTTCTGCTTCCAGTCGAATTTGAAGCCGTTGATGGGGTCTTCCTCTATCAGTTGGTCTTCGTAGACGGGTAGGGATACCAGCCGCTCGAATTGGCCGCTGCGTTGGGCAAGCTGGATAAAGCCTTTGTAGCCAAGCTGGAACTGTGCTTCCACGCGCCCTTTGTTGCGGTAGGGGACGATGTAGGCAAAGCCTAGGTTGTTATTAACGGGCAGGTTCAGGGTGGCGGCCATGCAGGCGGCGTTGAAGATGCTCATCGGTTCGGCATCCAGCAACATGACGTTGCTGTTTACGATCTGCATGATCGATGTGCCGAAGCTGGCTGCGTTTTTGTCCACAAGTTCGCGCATTTTTGCCTGTACGGCGGGCTTGTCGAAAAAGTCTTTAATTTGGCGTGATTTCTGCGCGGGGGTTAATTGCGTGTTGCTCATTTCGGTTTCCTTTTTTCAGGCCGTCTGAAACGGTCATGGGTATTTGTGCCAGTAGGCGGGTTTTAGAATCTCTGGCATTGGCGGAAATTTGTTTACTTCGCTCGGTGTGAGGTATTTTTCCGCTTTGCATTTGTAGTAGTACCTTTTCTGCCGCTCCGCGCATGTTTGGCATCGTTTTTGCCTTAAGCCGTTTTTCTGTAAGGCGAAATCGCTTTCCGGCTTTGCCTTTTTGCAGGCGGGGCAGGTAATGATTCGGGGCATGGTGTTACTCCGACCCTATATTGCCTTGCGCTTCTTTCAGCCGGCTGCGGGCGACCTTTATTAACAATTCATATTCGCGTTTGGTTTTTTCGTCGTGCACTTCTGCGGATTTGGCTAAAAACTCTTCCACGCTGCCGGTGAAACAACCGCGTGTGGCTATCAGCCCGTTTTTGCCGCAATAAACTGTCAAAGTGCCGTTTTCGGTGCCGACGTTGGAAAACCATACAACGGAATTTCTGTTGAGTACCCATGCGTCGCCAAATACCCATGCGTCGCCGTATACCCGTGCGTCGCCGTATACCCATGCGTTGCCGGATACCCATGCGTTGCCGTATACCCGTGCGTTGCCGGATACCCGTGCGTCGCCGTATACCCGTGCGTCGCCGTATACCCGTGCGCTGCCGAATACTCGTGCGTTGCCGGATACCCATGCGTCGCCTTCGTGCGAGAGGTTTCTCCCGGACTCAATATAACCGCCGAACTCACCCTCTTTTACATTGTGAAAATCCTTTAACGCTTTGATTCGGTAAAGTTTACGACCATCAAACTCTATAAATTCGTCTTTTAAAATTTCGTATTTCATTTCATTCCCCTGTCGGTTCATACGGCGGATGCCAGTTAGCTAGGTCCGCGGTTTCAAATTCTTTGGCGGCTTTCGCGTCCCTTTCGGCGGCTTCGGCTTCTGCGGCGTTCATGCGCTTCATCCATGCGACTTCCGCTTCCACTTCCTGCCGCGTTTTTGCGGCGTCCCATGCGGGCGGAGGGGTTTTCGCGGGTTGTTCGCTGCCGCCGTGGACGGCCAGTACGGCCAGCACTGCGGTAAACAGCATCCAATTGATGACTTTGGTCATTTCCGTTTCCTTTGTTCAAACATTTATGGGGCAGGGCGCGGATGGGGTGAGAGAAATGCCCCGTCCAGCCAGGGGATTAAAGCTGCCGCGCCCTGTCCGATAAGTGTTTGTGTCAAAAATATGACGTTTCTTTGTTACGTTTTTTTGCGGTTGTAAAAAATTTCGGTTTTTTTTGCGTGCCGCGACGGAAAGGAGGCCGTCCGCACGCTGTCGAAGGTTTAATCAGGCTCTTTCCGCGCCCGTGATATGCCCACTCTCCGACTAACGGCATACCATTGATGGACTATCATCATGTCTACTCAAAGCGGTATCGGTCTAAATACGGAGGGGTGGCGAATCCCCCTGTCTCTGCCTGCCGCCTGCGTCTTGCGGCACTCCCCCGCGCCCGGGGGTAGCATATTGCGCCTGTCTGCAATGCCGTATTTAGGCCGATGCCGCCTTATGCGGCCATCGCTGTTTTCATGGCTTGGTATTCCCGAAATGTCGGCATGGTGATGCCCAAATCCAGCGGGTTTTTCATTTTCAGGTCGTAAATCTGATAGTTATGCACAAAATCGTTAAAGTCTGACTGGTCGGATTTTTCGTAATCCTCTTGGCCTAAGTCGTCGCACGTTACCCATGCTTTAATAATTTCGTCTTCGTAGTATTTCCTACGGCAGGCGGCTTCTTCTTTGTCGGCTTCCCTTTGCGCTTCCGCCGCGTCAGATTCCGCCTGTCTTCTTTCGTTTTCTGCCATCGCCCGTGCGACGGCGGGGTTTTCGATGTAGGGGTACATTTTTTTCCTCTCTTTTAATCCACGCATGGTTTGTAGCCGATGATTTCGAGCGGCCCCATTTCTTTTTCAGACAGACTCCCGTCCCAGTTGATTTGGCGGGCTGCGGTGCGCAATATCCATTCGTCACTGCGTTTGCCAATTTCGCCAACATAGACAGAATGGGTGGCCGGTTGGTGGTAGCTCATGGCATTGCAGTAGCTGACTATCGCTTCCATCTTCGTTTCCTTGGTTGTTTTGTTTCGATGGGTGTATATTATCTAATAGATAACCTTAGGTCAATAAGTTAGATAAGTTTTTTAGATAATTTTTATTATCTATTTGAATTTGAAAAGAATTAAATTCTGCTGTTTGTTCGTATCTTTTAGGCAACAAAAAAACCGCCCTTTCCGGGCGGTTGTGTCGGTTTTGTGCTGTTTCCAGGTTCGGTAGGCATGAAAAAGCCCGCGTGATGCGGGCGGAGGATTATGCTATAGCAAATTTTGCAATCAGAAGCTTAACTTCCCTGCTGGCATATCGTGATGTTGAAGCTCCGGCAATGATACGCCCCAACAGTTATTCGCTACATGGTGATTTCACGGAGAATATTCCTTCGTGCACACGGTTTTCTATGTGCTCGACGGCATCAATCCTTGCATCACGGTAGCGGACATAACTGTCATGTTGGACAAAAGGATGTTCTCCCTGCCTGATGATGCAGGCATTATCATATGGGATATTTGTCCGGATAGAAGAAATGCCGACAGAAAGAACCTGCGGCTTATTCCCACGGTTGGGCAGAATACACGGATTGACTAGGATGGTAAATAAGTGTTGGTAGCTATTTGGACCGGATGGGATGAGTAGGCATTCTCCTTGCCTGCATTGCCACGATTGAGGCATACCGTCTCCTACCCGAAAGCGCGATTGATGTAAGCCTGTTCTTCCAGTCTTTCTACAATCGCTACGGCTTGCTCGTCATCATAACCAAGCACAGACAACAGTTTTTTGATGGGAATTGGGCGGCTTGAGCCGTGAGGGTCTTCCCATTCCGGGCATAACCCGTTGTGGGTCATGTTGCGCAGATCCCATGCGGAATGATGGCCGTAATTCTCCCAAACCGATTCCAGTACTTCCAAATCAGCTTCGGATAATGCCAATAAGTCTTGCTCGGGCGTCCGAATCATACTTGGATCGCGTAAGGCAAGCATTCTGTTTTCGCGGTCGCTAACCCACGTTGCCCATCCGTTCGGAACGGACTCATGTCCACCGTTAATGAAATCCAAGGTCATGGAGAGTACCGGGCCATGCGGCATTGAAACCAACGCATCACCTGTCAGGCCTTCTCCGAAGCGTAAAAAAGACTCACGTTCAGCCAAGTACATCAGCTTCATCAGCTTCAGTACTTCAAGCCTGCCGTTTGCCTTGTACAGCATGAAGGCGGCCGCTTGGGCAGCCTTTGGCTCTTGGAAAATGGTATCGTTGTGCGGTTTCATGCTTTTAATTATATGCGGTTGTTTGTAAAGCAGGCAATCTAAATCCGGCACATTTCCGTACATTTTACATCTTTTCGATATATTTCAGCATATTCCTCAATCCGACACGAACCGTTTGTGTCGTTTCAGGTTCGGCGGGGTGTGAAAAAGCCCGCATAATGCGGGCGGGTTGAATGGGGCGGGCTATGCCTGATTCATGGCGAGCAGGGCGGCTTTGGCTAAAAAACCGCTACGGGTTTCATGGTTTGCGGATGTATATTCATCAACCCTATCGAGAAGGTATTGCGGCCAGCTGACGTTAAATCGGATTTGCTGCTGACTGATTTTTGCAGGGTCGATTTCAATCATTACCCATGTTGCGCCATGATAATCAGGTTCTTGGCTCAAATCGGCAATGCTGCTTACGGCAAGGTTTTTAAACTCGCCGTCCTCAATCATACCGTCAATATGCATATAGGCGGCAGAACGGGCGTTGGCAATGGCTTCTTCAACGGTGTCGCCATAAGAGAAACAGCCGGGAAGGTCGGGAATGGTTACGCCGTATGCCGAATGTTCATCTTTGTGCAGGGCGGCAGGGATAAACATTTGATTTCCTTTAATTATGTTGTTCGGGTTTGGTTTTATGGGCGCGTGAGATAACCCGTTGATTGTTTGATTAGAAGAAGAGCAGCGGGAAACCCCGCTGCCTGCCGTTACTTCAAACCGGCTTGCTTATAGATATTTTTTACAGTACCTATCGGCAAGTCTTTTTTCGGGTGCGGCACGGTTACACGACCTTTTTTTGTCGGGTGCTTATATTGCGAATGGCTCCCGGATTGTGCAACTTTATACCAACCGTCTTGTTTGAGTAGGGCGATAACGTCTAGACTGTTCAATTATCACTCCTAATCTTAATGCATGGCACGTCTGCCATGTGTGTGTAATAATACACACCATTTTTTATTTTGTCAATTTTTATGTGTATTCGTGTGTAAAAATATCTTTCGGCAGTGGTTGCAGGGGAGGGTGTAAAAAGGCCGTCTAGGTTTCAGACGGCCTATGTTGCGGCGGATGTCAAGCTATTAAGCTATTTGGTTTTCAGAGGCTTTTTCTTCCATTTTCGGGCTACGGCTTCAAATTCTTGAAAGGCCGTCGGTGCACTCCTGATACGGCGTATTTCAAAAATGAAGCTGCTTAGGTTGTCCCAGTCACGTAACAGCATGGAGTATTCGAAATCTTTATACATTTTCTCGTGCAGTGCTCCGCCCAATACGCCCGCACAGACAAATTCGCGCTGGTTTAAAACCGTCAGTATGGCTTCACGGTCTTTCTTCTTGTCGGGAGCATCTGATGTATAGGTGGCCAGTATGCATCCGTCTGTTTTTGCCAGCCCGTTTACTATGGTTATGGCTTCTTGAAGGGCGGCATTGTTACGTTCGGCCATGATCATGTCGATGGTGGCGCGCTTTTTGGCGTTCTCTGTATTCCTCATGATGCCGTAAGCGGCAACAAAAACGCCGATAACAGTCAATATCGGCGTTGCTATCTGTATTAGGCTGTCAGTCATTGCCGTCCCAGCCATCTGAAAGGCGGAAATCACGGTCTTCCAAATAAATATGTCTCATAGCCATCCCCTTAAGCTGATGTTGAAAATAAATCCTTGCGTCGGAATATACGGCATTGCTTAACTGTTTTCAAGATTCTGTATACAGGTAATCCTAAAAAACGTCTGAATTTCAGACGGCCTGAAATTTACACTTTGTGTAAATCGGTAATTTTACAAAGTTAGGCTAATCCGACACGCGCAGGATTGGTTTTAATTTGGTGGAATTACACCAAAATAAACTCTCGGGCGGCTTGAATCAGTTTTGAAATATCACTTTCTACTTCCATTGTGAATAACGATTTGTCTTTTATATTCCTACTCAGCAGCCAATGTGTATGATCGATGGTGTTGTCGATGTTGGAACTGATTTCGGCGGGCATATCGTCAGGGCGGTAAACAAACAGGCCTGCCCCTTTTTCCTCTTTATTCCGTGAGTTGGAGGCCAATTCGATATCCTGCTTCGCCAAAAGGAGGTGAAGGTCTGCGGGCATGGATTTTTGATAGTCGGTTGAAACGAAAGAGGCGAAACGTATCGGCCCGCCCGCTATATCCGGCTCTGTCCAAAGTTGGAGATGGGGCAGGGCGGCCGTCCTCCCGGAATCTGTCGGGATAACGATTGGATTCTTTTCGTTATGCCAAACCCGGTCAGTGAATTTGGTGTCCGCTTCACGAAAAGACATGAATACTTTGTGGCGCAACCGTTCGGTGCTGATATTTCGTTTTTGGCCTTCGCTTTTCTTCCGGCACATCAAATCAAGCGGCACCATGCTTGCATATATGCGGTCCAATATCTCTTTTACATTGTCCCCGGCGGCGAATTGCGGTTTCCCAATCTTTACCTGCGGGGAAATTTGGACGGACAAATCGTTTCGGCTTTGGAGGTGTTTGCCGATCAGGTTTAACAGGAAGCTGAAATTTTCCCTGCCGTTCGAACCGTATAACACCTCGAACGGTGCGGCATTCGGCAGTAATCTGACATGGACTTTCCGACGGTACAGTACGGCGATGCCGACATTTAAAAGTTCGCCGGATGCCAAATCAGGCATGATGCGGATCACCGCCCATTTTACCTTTACGGCAGGTTTCGCCATCGGTACGGACAGCCCGGACAATATGGACAGTGTGTCGGTTAGATCAGCCGTTGGAATCTCCGTTGGAGCAGACATGGTGTTTCCTTCGTCCTATCGGTTAAAAACTGCTTGAACTGGTTAAATTCAGACCCTGTAAGCAGCTTATTTAACCAAAAATAAAGCTCCTCTTCAATTGTTTTGAATTTTTCACCGTGCCGTTCGGAAGAAAAAATAGCTTCGCTATGTAGGGCTTCTTTGTTCGGCTCTTTTGTTTGCCATGTGTTTAGCGAGTTTAAAAGGCGGTTGTTGTAATGTTGATGCGCATCTAACATTTCGCTAAGGCTATCCGCCTGTAAGACTTGGATTAGTTTTGTCATAAGTAATGTGAAAATCTATTGTCGATGTAAATATATTGTTTTCAATCCAACACGCTCCACCAGAAGACGCGGCCGATGACCTCTATGTCTTCCAGTCCTGCTTCTTCGTCCTCGTAGGCCGGATTATGGCTTTTGATTTTGACGCGCCCGCCCGGCAGGCGGCTGAGGTATTTGACGCGGAACAGGTCGCCGTGGCGGAAGGCGTAGATTTTGCCGTCCCGTATGGTCTTCTCGCCCGCGTCTACGGCTATGGCGGCATCTTCGGCTATGCGCTCCTCCATGCTGTCGCCGGTGAGGGTGCAGCAAAACACGTTGTCGGGGCTGATGCTTTTGCGCCGCAGGGTCGCCTTGCCGAACGGTAGGCGGAAGCCGTTGTAGTCGGGGATTTCGAATGAGCCTGCGCCGCCGCAAAATGCCTGCTCCTTCATGTAGGGTGCAAAGGTGTAGTCGTCTTCGGGCAGCGGGTCGTTGCTGCTCCACAGCATCGGGCGGTGGATGTCTTTGATTTCGTTTTGGGCGGAGGTTAGACGCATTGTGCCTTCGCCTGTCTCAATCCAGTCGGGAGATATTCCCATAATTTTTTGAATATCAAGTAACCCTTGTTTTGATATGCCACGCGTTTCCCAATTTTTTACGGTCTGGGATGAGGCGTTTAGCATACGAGCAATCTCTGCCTGCTTGTCTATTCCATGTAGTTCTTTAGCTGCTGTGTATAACCGCTCCATTGTTTTATTCATTTCCCCGTCTAAATATCCTTGAGGTAAATCTAGGGATTTCTCAATATTCAATGCGGCAGCATCGCCAATATTCCTATAGCCGTTAAGCCATTGATTTACTTGGGCAGGAGCTTTCCCGATTGCACGGGAAAAATCAGCTTGATTGCCGTTAAATTTTTCATCAATTAAGTTTCTTACTCGGTCGAGGCGTGTCATTTTTTCTTTCCTTTTAGCAGGTTATCGCAATAATACAGCAACGCTTAATTTAACAATGCTACTTATTTATTTAGCTATGCTATAATTATTGCTAAATTTTTAGGAGCAAATTTTGGAATTAAGCGAATACTGCGCAAATGAGCGAGGTCGGCAGAGAGTAATTGCCGAAAAAATAGGTGTTTCGTCTGCGTATATGAATCAAATGGTTACGGGGCATCGCCCTATACCTGTTGAGTATTGTGCGCGGATAGAACAAGCAACAGAGGGCATGGTTTCCCGTCAGGAGATGCGCCCGAGTGATTGGCATGAGATATGGCCTGAACTACTTGAGGCATCCAATGGCTAAATCCTACCCCCTCACCGACGAAATTGCCCGCAAAAACGAAAGGGTAATCTTGCACGCCCTTGCAGGCGTTACCGCCCGCCATGTGTGCGAGGTGTCGGGCTTGTCGGAATCGGCGTTAAGCCGTCTGGTGCTGATTTCGGTAACGGCCTTATTGATTATTTTATTTATGTTTGCGGACAAAGTAGCCGTTTTGGTGAACGCGCTGAAATAGGCTGCCTGAAATGATTTATGAAATTCCTTTAAAACCCGTTCCCTCCCAGCAAACGACCGTCGGTATCGAAGGGCGGGATATTACCGTGGCCGTTCGGCTGCGGCTTGGCCGTCTGTATGCGGACGTGAAGGCGGACGGGGAGTATTTGGTTCAAAACCGCGTTTGTCTGGACGGCGTGCCGCTGGTGAATGAGGTTTGGCGCGGACTGCCCGGCGATTTGTACTTTATCGACAAGCAGGGCGCGGATGATCCGCAATGGCCGGAGTTGGGCGGCCGCTTTATTTTGGTGTATCACGATGGGCATTAAGGAAAAAATCCTGCGGATCAGCATCAAGCTCGGGCAGGAAAAGGACGTGTGGGATGCGAAAGGCAACGATACGCTGGTTGCGGAGGGGTTGCGCGCATCCTGCCAAATCAATTACGGCAACGGCTCGCTGATGCCGTCGGCCAGAATCAAGGTTTACGGTTTGAGGCTGGAAACCATGATGAAGTTGTTGCGTGTGCGCTGGAATACGGAGCAGGCAATGATGAACTTGGTACAGGTCGAAGCGGGGGAGCGGGGCAATATGGGTGTGGTTTACACCGGCAACATCACGTTTGCCTACCCCGATATGGGCGGCGCGCCCGATGTAGCCTTGGTTATCGAGAGCCATACCGCCGTTTTGTGGCAGCTGAAACCTGCCGAAGCAGTCAGCAACGAAGGGGAAACCGCTCAATCATCCCGCAAATAATCGGGCTGTTGGCGTATTGGCTGATGATGGTTTGCTGAAGATTACGCATCGGGTACAACCTCTATATTCTCCGCCTCGATAGTCGGGTACTGATGGATTCCGACTTGTGCGCTATTGCCCATGCTGCCCCTTGCCAGCCCGACCTCTATATCGGTTACCTGTGCCGACGTTAAGCGGCCAAAATCAGCCTGACGCTGGCCGAAGCTGCCAACAAACAGGCGGCCGCCGCGCGGGAGAAAGAACGCCGCGCCGCCGCCGAACTGGCCGAAAGGCAAACCGAACTGGAAAAGGAAAGACAAGATGCTGAAAAATCTAT